TGCACCAACGCCCCAAACGTGATCGCGCGGCCGTCTGCCAACGTAACGACGGATCCTTTTCCGTTTGTTTCTTCGCGGCACATGGAAACGAATTCCCATTTCTCGACGCCGGCGACATAATCGCCGTTTTCGTCTTGCGTTGCGCCGGTCGTTACCTTCCGGAATAAATAGTGGGGATATTGCTTTACTATTGCCATATTACCACATATTAGATCGATTGCGAATCTTTGGACGTGCCGACAATATATTGTCTTCGCCCAATTCGTTACAAAGTGAGTTATACCACAACTTCAACGCGTCAACGTTCCACGATACCGAATAACCGCCTTCCGATACGTTTTGAGCGACGGAAGGAAGAATGTTCGACATGTGCTTATAAATGGCCTTTTTGCAACCGACCGAATCAATGGTGGCGGAAGATTCCAGGTCGGCGTTATCGACCATAATAAGATCGATCGTGTCTTCGTCGACGTTGAATTGTGCCAACGTCTTTGTAATATATTCGCGATTCGTTGTTACTGACATATTGCTTATATAGGGAAGGGAATCACCGGCGCGGCCTGGTCATGCGGCCGGCCGGCTCTCCACCTTGAATTTTAGAGGTTCCACGTTGTCGAATCGGTCTTCTGCAAAATCGAGCGCGAAGAAAGGTTCCACGCCGGATAAAGATTTGCGATTCCTTCGGTAACTTCCTTTACCGGTGATTCTTCCGAATACTTCTTGATAAGGGTGTGGCCGTTCATGGCCATAATTGCTTTTGAAGACTGACGACGTGTAAAGTCGATAGGCTTCTTCCAAAAAGTATTGCCCAGGACGTTGCTTTCGCTATACAAAACCACATTGTCTTCGAATGGGTTTCCGGTTACTTGTGTACCGTCGGCCAACTCGATTGTGATATCCTGGTCCAGGACGACGATCTGAAGGCCCTTATAAATGGCCTTCTTCTTTGTGAGATATGCGTTTACACTCTCAACGTCGGCCATATCGCTTGCACCGGTCAAATTCTCGATCACGGTTGCGGTCTTCTTGATAACTTCTTCCTGGCTTGCGAAAGCGGCGAAGGTGTCGACATTCATAAAGGTATACTTCAAAGTTACGCCGCGTTTCTTTGCGGCCTTGATTGCCTTTGGAAAGTCAACGGTAAGAGGCTTCGCGGCGGTTGTGTTGACCCATGAAACGGCAACGCCGATTTTCTGATCGTCGTCCATCTGATAATCGACGTCGTATTCAGTTACTACGGCGGCGTTGTTACTATTGGTAAACTTCACCTTACCGTTAGAAATCTGCTTTAACGCGATCCATTCAGCGCGCGCGGCGATACCGGTCCAACAATACTGCGTATCTTCGGCCCAAACCTCGACCAGGGCGCGAAGATCGGGATCGTCCGACGTCATGGCGACCATTACGTCGTATTCGGTCAACTCGTCTTCCTCCATGTCGCGCGAGATCAAAAGTTTAGGCATGTCGCCGGTGATCTTTGCGATCGCGGTTCGTGTCTTCTTCTGACCTGTTGCGCCACGCGCTACCAGGTCGGCGGCGATCTTAAGGCCGGTTTGCGCTTCAAGCAATTTCCAGGTTAAGGTCTGCTTCTCCTTTAGGGGGAACAACGTTGGATAATAATATGGCTTAAGGTCGTATGTGTGGATTACGGCGTTCATATCCTTTTCCGTAAGGCCGACCATCAATGATTTCTCCATAATGTGTTACTCCTTTAATGATTAAATAAAGTGTACGCCTTTAAGGGCGTCTTTTACGGCCGAAGGTGCGACCGGTGCGTTACTCTCGCGGACAACGGCGATCAACCACGCGGAACTGAATTGGTTTCCGCCGTCCAGGGTGTACGATTCACCAATAACGGCAAAAGGTGTTACCTTTAGTTTGGTACCGCCAACGGCCGACGCCTGGAAGATACCATTGCCAACGGCCAATGTGCCGTCAAATGCGGCCTTAAGGGTGATCACATCGAAAGACGCGTCGGTCTTATCAATGTTCGCGATCTCGCCACCCTTTGATCCGTTACCGACAAAATCGCCGGGTTTGAAATGGCTTCCCTTTGCAACCTTAATGGTTGTGTCGGTTGCGGCCACGGCGGTAACAACTTGCGCGGTTTTAACCACATGGCAAAGGCCGTCGTTTCCAGGTGCGCCAATTACGGTGCCGCCCTTAAGGACTGATCCGCCAAGATCGGCCACGGAAACGGTAACGCCGCCGGGGATATCGGCGACCTTGTGAACAATCGCCTTAACGGTGCGATTGTCTTTCTGCTTCGTAATTTGTAACATGGTTCAATAATTTTAATGATTACAACGATTTGCCGCCCAGGGTTGCGCCTTCGGTTGCGGTCGTTTCTTTAATGAAGGCCGAAACGCCTTCCGAAACGCCGTCGGTGCCGGTCTTACCAAAGTTAACGCGACCGGTGCCGCGCAATCCTTCGTCGGCTTGTTGCTGAACTTTTTCGGCCGCGGCCTTCGCGATAGATTCTTTCCATTCGGCGAATTTCGCGTCGTCGTCAAACGACATATAACCGAAATTGTTAAGGATCGCGTCTTTGTAGGACTGATCCTTCACATCTTTAAGAACTTCTTCGATCTGCGATCTTCGCGTCGTTGTGGTGCGTTCCGTTGCCATTCCGGTAACTATACCGGTTAACGCGGCGATTTGCTTCGTCAATGCGGCGATTTCGGGATTTTCACTTCCACCGGTGCCGGGATCACCTGGTTTCGGATCCGTCTTTGGATCGGTCTTTTCGACGAAATTGTACTTTTCGCGAAGGCGTGCTTCTTTTGTCTGCGTTGCTTCCGTCACTTCACGATCGATTGAAGATCGAAATTCCTTTGAAAATGCGTTGACCTTATCGGAGGTGATACCTTCAATAAGTTTGTTTGCGTCTTCATCGGTGCCGGCCACCATTGCGATATTATGCGCAATGTTTGCCAAAACGTCTTTTCGCGCGCCTGGATTTTTCGCATTCAGTAACGCCAAAATTTGTTCAAATGTCATTGTTCTATAATTGTTTTATGGTTCAACGTCACAAAGGTAATAAGAATATCGTATCACACAAATACGTTTTAAAGCTAATCCGTTACGGAAATATTCCGCATTTTGCCGGTTTTTGGTCTTCAAATGTTAAATGTATTTAATATAATACATATCTTCGGGTAAAATGTTTGTTGTATTAAATAAATCCACTATTATTGCAACAATAAACAACAAAACGTTTAATTCTTCAACAGCATAACAACATGACAACAAAGTATTACACCAACGGTTACGAAACGACAAAGGAAAACTTTCAAAAGGCGTTTGCAATGGCTTTAGACGCCGATCTCCAGGGTTACGGCCTGGATATGGATTCAAGAATCGAAGACGGTGTCCAACTCCTTTTCATTAACAACGTTCCACAACTCTTTTAATCGATACGGATATGTACTACAATTTCAATAAGCAATTTAATAAGACGATCGACGGCCAAAAGGTTTCCTTCGTGATCATTCCAAAATCGGAATATTCTACCGTCCGAAATTTCAAATACCAGGATCGCCGGACAAAGGCTTACTTCGACGCCGAAGAAAGACAACGTAAGATCACAATCGTTATTAACGGCGAAACAAAGATCGACGCCGACCTTCATCATTACTTCGGAATGCTTAAGGACGACGAAATCCATTATAACGGAAGAATCTTCGCAAATATCAACCAATTTTATAAGTCAATCAATAAGTAATAACCTGGCCGGGCAACCGGCCACAATTCTTCAACAATATGTATAAAATCGTATTTTCCGACGCCGCACATTTCGAATATAACACAATCGGCGAAATCATTAACGCAATGGATAACCTTTCCGATTACGATTCCCTTTTATTTGAGGTTAATTGGTGGGACGGATCTTCACAATATCGCAAAGGTCAAATGGCCGGCGAATTAGACGGATTCCTTTCGGAATTCAATCGCGACGGAATTGTTTCGGTTGTTGTGTTTGTGATCCCAAAAGACTAACGTTTAACCAGGGCCGGCGATCCGGCCGACCCACAATACTTTAACAACATGGATTTTTCAAAGTATATCACTATTAACGCCGACGCGATCATTTCACCAAAGAAAGAACAACGGAAGACGGATCGTTTGTTTCCGGGATCGCCGAATGTCTAATTTGCGCGTCCGCCAACCTGGAAGAATTGCGCGAAAAGGCCGAAATAAAATGATAACGAATCAATTCGGCGCGATACGTCACGCCATGACAAAGGACGAATTAAATCGGCTTTATCACCTGGTCGAAGAATTCGAATCGGATTGCACGATCGGCGAACATGCTTATAATTCGCTTTACTTCGCCGGCATAAAGACGGCGATTCACCAACGATTGGTTAATATGGCTAAAGAAAAACGGCCTTAAATGGTAATATATTAAATAAATATCATATTTTTGTAAATTAAAACATTCGACAACATGGAAAAGAAAAAGCAATCTTCACGTTTGGCCATTCCGTTTGCCCTTATCGGTGGCGGTATTGGCTTATTCTTAACGACGTCCTTCACGGCCTTTTTTGCCGGTGCGGCCATTGGCGTTGTATTGGGTTATGTTATTACCGGCATGATCGACCAGGGCGTCCAGGGCGACCAGGAAGGCGACAACAATAACACGACCGGCGTATGAATGGAACAAAGATAATTCACGTCCACTTCAACGCGACCGGCGTCGACGAATATTTCGGATCGTTGGCCGCGATCTTCCAGGTACACGACGAAAGGGAAATCGGCGTCGTGCCAAATACATTGTATAACTTCGGGATCATGCCCGAAAAACCTTACATCGGAAAGATCGTCACGATCAAAGAAGGTGTGATCATACGAAAATCGTCTAACCGGGGAAACCCAAAATTAAAGTGATTATGAATATCAATGATTATTGCAAATCGTCGGGTTTGTCGAAAGATCGGTTAACCGACTATCAGATTATCGAATTCGGCCGGTTATTCGCCGACAATACGCCGTTATATCGTGTCTTTCAGTTAGGCACCGACAAAGACAAAAAAGACGCCGTTACCTGGTTGCGGAAGGCAATCAAAGATAACAAACGTCTTCTTTGTACTTACTTAATAAATGAAGATCCCGACAATCCGGATCCGGAAACGAAATTCGCTTTCGCCCTGGATTAGTGTTTCTTCATTTTCGCCCCAAACACGCGCCGCATTTCTTTATAGAGATCCGGCGCGATTTTTTCGAATAGGTCGTTTCCACTCCAAACGTTTTCGGACGCATGCGCCAGGAATTCGGCCATTTGCTTTTCTTCCGACGCAAAGTAAGACGACGAATGTCCGCGCGGCGGTACGATCTTATGTCCGGCCCTTAACGCTTGGAATGTGTCGCTAAACGCGCCTAACCTTTCTTCGAAATCCATCATCTTTTGACGTTTCAACGCGACGGCGGCGTCGTAATCCGCTAACGCCTTTGTTCTTTCCGGCGTTCCGGCCTTCGTCGCGATCCACTTCGCGCCCAAATCGTTAATAATGTCGTCGTATTGCTTTTCTTCCGCCGACAACATGTCTTTAATCTGCTTTTCCAATTGGGCGTCGATCTTTGCGAAATCGGCCTTCGCTTTGTCGAAGATCTGCTTTATTTCGGGATCGTTCTTCAATCCCTTTTGGTGATCGAAGGCGTGTCCGAATTCATGGTGGAACAATCCTTTTCGATACCAAACCGAATCGCCCATTCGTTCTTTGTTATCCTTTCCAAAGGATATATTAACGTAATGGCGACGCGGATCGTAATGTCCGCCGGTCGACAACGCATGTAACGGAATGAAATCGTCGAAGGCGTCGAAGAATTCCTTCGAAGGTATGTCCGCCGTTGTGAAATTCGGAATCTTCTTCATATACTCGGTAAATAGGTTATACGGCGTATTGCGTGAAACCTTATCGATACCGAATTTTGCGACTTCCTTCATGGTTCCCAACTTATAAATATTATACGCGGCTTCGATCTTTTGGAATATCGCCGGCGTGATTCCTTTCGCGTCGAAATCGTGCGCATTGATCGCGGCCACGGCGTCGTTATATGCCTTTCGCCATTCCGGACGTATATCGGCCGGTTTGATCGCCTTTAATTCGGTCGCATGGTTCGCCGACAAAAGTAACGGTTTATCTTCGCCGTTCAATCGTTGTCTAATCGTCTTTAATGCGTCCAATTTCCATTTTATTTGTCGATCACTTCCGGACGCCAGGGCGTCGTCGGCCATTTCGATATAATACTTATCGATAGGATCCAAATTATCTTTTCCGTTTAACAACTCGATTCCGTCGCGTATCGCCTTAAGACGATCGGCCGGGGCCATCTTCGAATTATCCGGCGTGAACTTCATGTCGGCCGTTGTAACGGCCTTCACGTCGTCGTTAAACTTCGCTTTTAGATCTTCGACGTGTTTCTTATATGCGACCTTATCCAAAAGGAATCCTTTTTTATCCTTCTTTGCGTCGTTGTAATCAGATCGGACGACGGAATGGTCGATCTTACGTTTGGTCGCTTCGGCCATTGCGTTATCCGCTTCGGCCAGGTAATCGGCCAATTCTTTTTCGGCGTCGTCGATACGGCCCTTTAGGTTTCCGATCTCCATCATAACGTCGGCATATTTGCCGGCCTTGATCGCCTGGTTTAACTTCGCCGTCGTGAATCCCCATTCGTTGGCCTTCGTCATAAGATCCGCGATCACGCCTTGTTGTGCCTGGATTTGCTTTTGGTCTTCGGTGATCGTTTCTTCCGCCTTCACCGGTGCCGGGATCGAAGGTTTAACCAACTTCAAATCGCCTTCCAGGGTTCCACCAGTGAAATTGTCTTTAATAAAATAAGGCATAGTGGACCAACCTTTGGCGCGTTCGACGTTCGCCTTTGCCCACGACTTAAAGCCGGAAGGCACATCGACGATCTGGTTAACCGACGAATCGCAATATTTCCGGTAATTGCCTTCGCCGTCGAAATCGTCGTCGTCGCCCCAAAACGCATCGCGAAGGGCGTTTTCCTGGTCGGTCTTGAATTCCTTCGGATCCTTAAGAATCGGCGTCATAAAACAACGACAATTCGGGTGCCAACCTTTGAAGACGAATTCCTTCGGATATTTGCCGGCCAATTCGTCGCAAACGTCCTTATACTTGACGCCCTTCTTCAATCCCTTGCATGTGTGACTGTTCGAAAGGTGGACTTCATAACCGACGACGAAATCCAATTGGTTCCAACGATACCGATCCGAATCGCGATAAGCCATGTTTACTTCGGTTCGGGCCAATCGTAAGGCGTTTTGATACGACGACCGGTAAACGCCTTGTCCGGGGTGATATGCGGCCGCGCGTTTCGAAAGGACCAAATTTCCGTGTTTGTCGCGGACGCGGCGAAACAACTTGTTTGGCTCTTGCAAATATCCCTTTAATTCCTTCGCCATGCGCGTTGCCGGCGTTCCATCACCGACGGCGATATCGATCCCCAATTCGATAAGATCCTTCGTTTCGCCGGCGTATTTCCATACGCGTTGCGATAGGTCCATTCCGTTAGTCTTACGCGTTTGGAAGGCGTCTAACGCCGTAAGGTTTCGGTCTTGCATGCGCTTTAATTGGCGTTTGCCGATCTTCGCCGTGTTCATTATGTGATTAAGAAACGCGTCGTTCTTTTGGCATGCGTACAACCAGGATTCGCGCGATCCGTGTTGAATAACGGCTGTCATTTTCGACGCCAACGCGTTAACGATTTCCTGGGCCTTCTTTTGAAGGGTTGGCATGTCGGAAAACGAAAAACATTGGTCCGGATCGACGTTCGCCTGGTTGGCCAACTTCGCGAAATCGGCCACGGCTGCGTTATATAACTGATCGATCGCGGCCGCGTATTGGTCGGATCTCTTATATTGCTTTTGATCGTATCCGGCGAAGGTGAATTCCTGGGCCTGGGGTTTCGTTGGTTTCCTACCCATCGTTATTGTCTTGGTTTATGGTGATCCCACGGATCCGGTTCGTCTTTGATTGGTTCGCCGACCTGGTAATGGTTGCAAACGTGCGGTCGTCTTAAGAATTGCGCCCATTCCTCAAACCGGCACCAACACATAAAGAATTCGCCGTTCATGTCGCGTTCGATCCGGTTTCCCGAATGAATGCAATCACGGCAAAGGACGCCTTTTCCGGAATCCTTCGCCGTTTTGCTTGTTTTCTTCGCGCGTGTGGCCATTACTCCGCGTTTCCGGTTAACTTATCGTCCGCGGTCGTTTGCGTCGCTTGTGCGCCGGTTTTTGCGCCTTCATCGTCGCCCGAATCCATTATGTCGGTCGGTTCACTTAAAGAAAAGGCGTTTCGCGCGTCGGTTTCTTCCTGGATCGCTTCCAATTCTTTGTCGACGTCGGCGACGCCGGTAATATGGGCCGCGCCCTGGACTGACGTCCGCAACGACATTACGGCGTTTCCACCATTGCCGTTTTGCCACATCTGCAATTCGGCCGCGTCGTCGGTAACGACAAAGGGGTGAATCTCCGGTTCAATCTCGATCTGATCAGCGGCGTCGCGCAATGTTACGTCCATTTGGCCGACGAATGCCGACAAAAGGTTATAACGTCTTTGCAGATAATCGTCGAACACTTCGCGGTGATCCAAAACCTTAAGATACGCGTCGGTGAAAAGTAACTTCAACGATACACCGGAAAGGTTAAGGCCCTTCACCGAATCGAAGGAAAGATCGGGCGTTTGTGTTAACGTGTAAATGAATTTAAGAAGGGTTTCGATCTCCAACTTCACCGATTCGGGCGCGTTTGCCCACGATAGATATTGAGCCGTTGATCCTTCGTCGCCTTCCAGGATCGCGCCGGATTCGCCCTTCTTCGAAAATCCGGTGATCTGACCGGTAACGAATATCTTTGGCGACGCGTGATAATCGTTGGTATCTGCAAAGTTACTCAACAACTTTTCCAGACGTTCGATAAGATACATAACGTTTTCGTATTCGGTCGCGTCCTGGTGGCCGAAGATTACCGGTATTTTGCCGATCGCGTTTTCCTGGGGCGTTGGGTTCATGGTGTCGCCGAATCCTTCGATCGGCTGATAACCGGATCCGATACGTTCCCAAACCATGTGTTCTTCGTCGGTCCAGGTTTCGAAGAAGGTATGTTTCTTCAATTGCTGATCCTGGCGGTAATAGAATCGCGAAAACGCGATCATGTCACCGGTTTCGTCAAAATATGGGAACAATTGGTCGCCTTCCATTGGGTTAAGGACGGCGCAACGCATTTTGAAGGGCGTCGATATGCCATATTTGGCCGATCTCTTTTCGGGGTGATTGCGGTCGACCGGTACGGCGTACCACAATTCGGCAACCTCTTTGCATGAAAAAAGGATCTTCGCGACCTTGCGGTTAATGGTCTTTTCCTTGACGGCGTTTCGGATCTTGTTCATTACCGATAAGACGGTCTTTTGGTTTTCGTCGGAAGGATCACAAATCAATCCAACTTCATTGCCGAAGATCATCGACGCGTGACGATTTACGATCAGTTTTGGAATATCCAAACCTATACGCGCAACCGGTTCGTATCTGAAACCTGGTTTTGTTTCGCCCGATTCGGTTACTACCTTCGTTGTGTTTTCGTCGACGTCTTCGGGATCGACGCGGACCTTCTTATCGGGGCGAAGGCCCTTGTTAAACACATCATGTTGTCCGGGATCCAACGCCTTTTCCGCCGCCTTAATGTCGGGCGTCGCGATATAACGTTTTGTTTGCATCTCGGCAACGATCGCGTTTTGATCGTCGGTTGCGATAATGTCTTGAATCTTCATATCGTTTATTTATTTGAGGGTTTGATTTATCAGAATAGGCCGTCCAAATTTTGTTTGCCTTTGGTGATCTTCGAATGTTCAACGATACCGGTCAACACATCGGGCGCGTCGTCATGGGCGTTTTTACCGGTCTTCATGTACCCGATAACCTGGGCCGCGAAATCCGGCCAACGTGTGATCCAATCGGACGGAAAGATGATCAGATTTTGCACTTCGGCCGAATGGCTAAAGATCCGGACGTCTTTGTTTTGGTATTGTGTAAACCATTTGAATTTCGTGTGAGCGTTGCCCATCATTCGGCATTGCTTTTCGACGTTACGTGCGAATCCGCGTCCGCCGTTGTTGCTTTCGATTATAGCCTGGTCGATCTGATCACGCGACAACATGCGCGCCGTTGTCGGTTCGGTGAATTCCATCGGCTTTTGTGTAAACAACACATCGATAACATATATCGCCGTTGTCGTTTCGACGTAATCGATCGAACAAAGATAATCCGCGCCGGTGTCGGCGGTATCGGTGTAATTCTTCCGGACGGCCTTTTTGTCGTATGGAATAACGTCGTATGTCCGGAATCCGGAATCGTACATCAATCCTTCGCGCGGCTTCGGGTCTTGTTGGTAAAGACTTTCGAAGACTTGCGGATTCTTCTTCCGCTTTTGCTCCAAGCCGTGAAGGTCGTGTCGTTCCGGCCACAACGGTTGTCCTTCTTCGCGCGGATCCCATTCGGTGGGTTTGCCGACCTTAATCGCCGGAAATTTGATCACTACCCAACCATCGGGATTTAATTCCGGATCGTATTCGCCTTGCAATTTCAGTAATCGCCCGGCCAAATCGTCTTCGTGCCATCGGGTAAACACGATCAATTGTTGCGATCCATTGTGAAGACGTGTATCGGCGACGGTGTCGTACCAATCGGCCACGGATTCGCGGATCGTCGGCGACCATGCCGTTTTCGCGTCCTTATAAAGGTCGTCCATTATCAGCATGTCGACCGGTTCGCCGGTCAAAGGTCCACCAACGCCGACGGCCTTAAGTGATCCGGTATGATCCACGATTTCCGCTTCGTTGGCCGTCCTGGCCCATACGCCGGTAACATTGTCGACGTGCGATTGGCCCAAAAGGGTTTCCGGGAATATTTCGTGATAATCCGGATCGTCGATAATACGTTGACATTCGCGGCCGAATTTCTTCGCCTTTGTGTCGTTGTATGAAACGATCGCGATCTTCTTATCCGGATCACGGCCCAACATATAAGCCGGAAGACGTCGTGTGGATCCTTCCGATTTGCCATGTTGCGGCGGCATGAAGACGGCCAACTTCTTAATTTTGCCCTTCGCGAAATCGTCCAACGCCTTATAATATCGGCGGTGGAATCCGGAAGGCTTAAACGTTGGCATGGTCGCGATTGTGAATGATAGCAAATCGGATTGGGCGCGCCTGGTCAATTGTTCGCGCATGGCCAACAATAACAATTCTTTTGCCCTTCTTCCGTTTTCCATATCATTTTATTTCGTTTCTTCGCCTTCGTTGGTCATGTTCAATTTACGGCGCATTTCTTCGATATCCTTTACCAGGTCTTCGTCGGTCTTGTTCTTGAATAGATCTTCGCCGCCGGGGCCGGTAATCTCTTGCGAATGTCGGTTCTTAAAGTGATCGGGATCGCCGTTGGTTAGGACAAAGATAATCGCCGTTGTATCGGGTTCGACGTGCTTTGTTATGTTGGTTTGCTCCTTGACGACCGGGATCGGCTTTCCGTTCGCGTCCTTATCTTTGCCCGGTACGGTCTTTGTCTTATGTTCTTTAACGTCGTACCCGGTAACTTTCTTCATCAATGATTTACGCGCTTCGACGACCAAACGCGCCATTCTTTCGCCTTCGGCTTGCTCTATGGCGTCGGCGAATTCTGGGTGTTGTGTCTTCCATCGCCCGAAGGTCGTTTCGTCCATTCCGACGCGTTGGCAGATCTCGCGTTGTGTGTATGTATCTTCGCGGACCATGTCGCAAATTGCATTAACGACGCGCGCCGAATATGTGATCTTTCGTTTCCTTTGTTGCGGTTTTCTTTCCTTTGCCATATTGCATTACTCGATTAAGTTACAATCAAATCCACGGCCTTGCAATTCAGCGACCAGGGAATAAAGATCGCCGCCGCCGTTTCTCGACTTTACGATTATTTGCATTTCGGCCGCGCTTCCGCCGGCCGGATCTTCTTGTTTCACTTCTCCAGGATCGAAATCGATTCCCCAATCGTGCGGATCGATATCGAATTCGTCGGCCAATTGGCCGACGATATCCTGGTC